TGGTCAAGACCATTACGAAAATCTTGCAGACTTTTTAGGTGAAGATGTTTTAGAACCACTTGGTGCTAAAATGGTTGACCAATACAACGAGTACAAAGAGTCTCGAGGTGATTGGGAAGAAACTTATAGAAACGGATTAGAACTTTTAGGATTTAAATATGAAAGACGAACAGAACCTTTTAGAGGCGCTAGTGGTGTCAATCACCCGGTTCTTGCGGAAGCAGTTACGCAATTTCAAGCGCAGGCTTATAAAGAGTTACTCCCAGCTGATGGACCAGTACGAACGCAAATAATGGGAACAGTTGATGTTCCACGTGAAGAACAAGCAAAGCGTGTTAAAGATTTTATGAATTACCAAATCATGGATCAAATGAAGGAATACGAGCCTGAGTTTGATCAGATGCTTTTTTATCTCCCTCTTAGCGGCTCTACCTTTAAAAAAGTATACTATGATTCCCTCTTAGGTAGAGCCGTGTCTAAATTTGTACCAGCGGATGATTTGATCGTCCCATACTCTGCAAATAGTTTAGAGGATGCAGAGTCTGTAATACACGTAATTAAAATATCTGAAAACGAATTAAGAAAACAACAAGTGTCTGGTTTTTATAGAGATGTAGAATTAGGAACACCACCAGTTACAGAAAATCAATTACAAGATAAAAAATTAGAACTAGAAGGAATTTCTAAAGATGGTCAAGAAGATCAATACACTTTGTATGAAATACACACAAATTTAGATTTAGAAGGTTATGAAGATATGGGTGGTGATGGTGAACCTACAGGAATTAAATTACCTTACGTTATAACTGTTGCACAAGCAGGACAAAAAGTTTTATCAATTAGAAGAAATTACAAACCAGATGATCCGTTAAAAAGAAAAACAAATTACTTTGTACAATTTAAATTTTTACCTGGCACAGGATTTTATGGTTTTGGTTTAATCCACATGATTGGTGGATTAACAAGAACTGCAACTGCAGCTCTTAGACAATTATTGGATGCGGGAACCTTAGCTAACTTACCAGCTGGATTTAAATCTAGAGGTATAAGAGTTAGAGATGATGCACAACCTTTACAACCTGGAGAGTTTAGAGATGTAGATGCTCCTGGTGGAAACATCAGAGATCAATTTATGACTTTACCTTTCAAAGGACCTGATGCAACTTTATTACAATTAATGGGTATAGTTGTAAATGCAGGTCAACGTTTCGCGGCCATCGCTGATATGCAAGTTGGCGACATGAACCAACAGGCTGCAGTGGGTACTACAGTGGCGTTATTGGAACGGGGATCGCGGGTAATGTCAGCAATACATAAAAGAATGTATGTGGGACTTAAACAAGAATTTAAATTATTAGCAGAAGTATTTAAAACTTATTTACCACCAGTATATCCTTACGATGTACCAGGTGCTAGACGTGAAATTAAAGTACAAGACTTTGATGACAGAGTAGATATTTTACCTGTTGCAGATCCAAACATATTTTCACAAACACAAAGAATTAGTATGGCACAAAGTCAATTACAATTAGCACAATCTAATCCTAAAATTCATAATTTGTATCAAGCATACAGATCAATGTATGATGCATTAGGTGTAAAAAACGTAAATGCAATACTTCCACCGCCTGCTCCACCAATGCCAATGGACCCGGCACTAGAAAATATCATGGCAATGTCAGGAAAACCTTTTCAAGCGTTTCCAGGACAAGACCACAAAGCTCACGTTGATGCGCATTTAAGTTTTATGTCTATTGCAATGGTGCAAAATAATCCGATTGCTATGGCTGCTTTACAAAAAAATATTTTAGAACACATTTCTTTCATGGCACAAGAACAAATTCAGTTAGAATTTGTAGATGAGATGGCAGAAATGCAAATGTTACAGCAACAAATAGGACCAATGATGCAAAATCCTATGATGATGCAACAAAATCCTGTTGCAATGCAAGGTGCACAACGTATTCAACAGATAACTTCACAGATAGAATCACGAAAAGCTAAGTTAATTGCTGAAATGATGATTGATTATGCAAAAGAAGAAGACAAAATCACTGGTGATGCAGGTGGAGATCCATTATTAAAACTAAAATCTAGAGAATTAGACCTCAAAGCAAGAGCAGATCAAGAAAAAAATGAAAATGCAGAGGCAAGATTAGATTTAGACATGATGAGAGCTCTAATGAACCAACAAAATCAAGATGCAAAACTTCAACAGAACGAAGAATTAGCTGGATTGCGTGCTGGTGTGTCTTTAGCAAAGCAACAAATGGCTGATGCAAGTAAAATTCACGATTTCGGTAGAAACTTTCCGAAGAAAAAGGTATAAATCATAACTTAAGGAGTTAACTATGGTTAAAAACAGAAAAAATGGTCGAGACAACGTAAAAGTTGTACCTGAACTTGGTGCTAACGCAAAAGGCGAGCAACAAGGTGGGATTCCAGTTGAAATGACTGATCCATTTACATCACAAACAGTAGATGTAAGAGGTACAAAGCGTATGAGACCAGATAAGAAACCTGTAAAAGCAACTTGGTACTAGTATGGCTTGGTTCAGTCTAGCAAAGATGGCTTTGCAAGCTGGCACGCACATCTACAAAAAGAAACAAGAGACTAAGATGGCGATGGCAGATGCACAACACATGCATGCAAAACGTATGGCCGATGGTCAAGAAGCTTATCAGGGAAAACTTTTAGAAGCCCGTCAATCAGATTGGAAAGACGAGGCAGTTTTATTAATTCTCTCAGCGCCAATAGTGGTGCTGGCTTGGGCAGTTGTGAGTGACGACCCAACTGCGATGGACAAGGTTAAATTGTTCTTCGAATACTTCTCGTCATTGCCGTCATGGTTTACAAACTTGTGGATCCTTGTCGTGGCGAGCATTTATGGTATAAAGGGCACACAAATCTTTAGGAATGGAGGAAAAAAATAATGGCAAATCCAAGATTTAACAAACAAGTCGCTAACCCAAGAGGAATGAAAGTTGGTGGCAGAGTAAAAAAAATGGGTGGCGGAATGTCTACAAGAAGAAGAGACATGAGGTCAGGATATTATGAAAATGATATGGGTATGAAAGGTGGACCTATGATGAAAAAAGGTGGTCGTGTTAAGAAAAAGAAACAGGGCTACAAAGATAGAAAAGACGAATCTATCGCTATGAGAATTCGTAAGAAAAGAACTAAGAAGCAATTAAAAGCTTCTAGAGATGAGTCTTACGGAAGATTCGGAAGCAAGGCTAAAAAATCTGGTAAGATAAACAGATAATGAAAGGCCAAAAAAAAGTTAGAAAGGTCATGCGTGAGTTTAAAAAAGGTAAACTCAACATTGGCGGTTCTAAGAAAAAAGTCAAAAACAGAAAGCAAGCAATTGCTATTGCTCTTTCTGAAGCTGGCATAAGTAAAAAAAACAGGAGAAAATAATGAAACCAGTACCTGCAGGAAAAAAAGGAAAAGGTCTACGTAAACTTCCTAAAGCCGTTAGAAACAAAATGGGCTTTATGAAAAAAGGTGGACGAGTGAAAAAGAAAAAGTAATGGCGAGAAAAGGTTTATACGCAAACATTCACGCCAAACGTAAACGTGGCGGTAAAATGAGAAAGAAAGGTGCAAAGGGTGCGCCCACTGCAGCTAACTTTCGAAGAGCCGCCCAAACAGCGAGAAAAAAATAATGACTAAACTATGCCCTCGAGGAAAGGCTGCTGCGAAGAGAAAATTTAAAGTGTACCCGTCAGCATATGCTAACGCCTATGCTAGTAAGATTTGTGCGGGTAAAATTAAAGATCCTTCTGGACTAAAGAGAAAAGACTTTAGAGGTAAAAAAGCTAAAGGCGGTTTGATGGGTGAACTCAACAGACCAGACCGAGGTTATAAAAATGGTGGTAAGGTTGCCAGAGGGTGTGGTGCTATCATGTCTAACAGACGTAAAAAAACAAAGATGATGTAATGTCAAAAAACGGTTTAGATAAATGGTTCAAACAAAAATGGGTAGATATTGGCAGCAAGCGAAAGGATGGTTCTTTCGCAAAGTGTGGTCGTTCAAAACAAAAGAAGGATGCCAAGAGAAAGTATCCAAAATGCGTCCCACTTGCAAAAGCC